GCGGCATGGACTCCTCAAGCTGTTTAACAGCAGCCATGCGGTGGGGCGCATCTTTGGAAAAGCGTTCAAAAAACGGCAGGAGTGACAGCACGCCCAGCACCAGCAGCAAGGATATTTGGATGATGCCGGACACGCCCTACTTTTCCACCCTGGTCGTCGGATACATGTTCTTACGCACAAAGGCCACGACCTGATCGTCGATCGTGTTGTCAGTTGAGGAGCAGTACGCCTCTAAAAGATCAATCACCAGCTTTTTGACACCCTCCGATTGCATGAACCGAAAAAGGATTGGGCGGATCAGTAGCAGCATGGTTGGGTCTGATCGTTACCCTTAAAGCGTAGCTCTGTTGTCCAATGGCAGAAACACCAAAGGCGAAATCAGAAGAACATGAAGACCAAGGCCATGGATGGCTTGGCGACTTTGTACGCATAACCATCATGTTTTGGGCCATGGCAATCATCACGGCCAACTACATCGGTTACTTCAAAGGGCAAATCGACGTAACGTTCAGCGCATCGCTGCTGAGTTCCACAGCTGCTAGCTATGGCTTGACCATGAATCGCTCTGCCAAGAAAAAGAAAGACGAAAGCGTTATCGTTGACAACAAGGACACCAAAGCCGGCATCAAATGAATCGCTCACTTTTGGTATTGGGCATCACATTGGCAGCCGCTTTGCCTGCTCGTGCTGACCTGACCCACAAGATTCAAAGCAGCATCAGCCTCCAAGTTGGTGGTTCTGTGACTACCGCAGAACGGTTGGGTTCCTCGTTCACAATCAGCGGAAGCGGGGTGGATACCACTGACGGCACCACAGCCAACACTGTTTCAGCTGGCACAATCACCAGCGGTGTGTACTCACCTGGCACGATTGCAGTCACACAAGACACCCCTGGCGAGGCCTTCTCTTTCAGTCAGTCTTATACCCAGGCCGATGCAGTCCCGACCTCAGCGGTATCTGTTGGCGCTGTGCCTAACTTCTCAAAAATCACATCTACGGCTGCGGGAACTGCTGGCGACTTGGCAGGCACTATTGCCTCAGACGGCACCATGACTATTACTGCAGGGGGCGCGAACACGTTGGCTATAGGCCAGCTGACGACATCATTGACTATCGAATAATGCTATTACTTTTGCTTTTATTGTTAGCACCTGCAGCACAATCTTTGCCTGTAGTTCCTAACTTTCAGCAGGGTACATTAAAGTCAACAACTACCACAAAAACAAAGGTAAATGAAGTCATCAACTCCTACCAATATCGCACGGGATATGAGTTAAGTGTTTCTGGCTCTAATGTAAAACCAAGCGGCAGCGTTGCGCCTATGGGCATTGAGACAACGACCAACACAATGAACGGAGTGACAAGCGTTTGGCGCGGCCTTGACCCTTCCTCAAAGCCGTCTTGGACGATCGTCAACGAAGGCGCAAGTTTTCAGTTCGTCGAGACACTGCAAGGCCCAGGGCTTGTGAACCATACGATCATCAACCGCGAGACTGACATTGAATCGACAACGGAGACGCTGAGCACCTTCACCCAATGAAGCGAGTCATTGCAGCCCTTTTGCTGATTGCTGCCCCAGCCCAAGCGCAGACAAGTAGTACAGCTGCACCAGTCGCAAATAGTTCAGGCTCAGTCACCAATCAGGCTGTGCAAGTCGTGCCATCCAGGCAGTTCACTAATACATACGGCGGAGGAATTAGCTGCCAAGGTGCAACCTTAAACATCAATCCTTTTCTCAGTACAACTACAAGCTGGGCGGCACCTTATGAGCCGTATTATCAAGAGCCTGTGTATGACACCACGGACCTAACAGGAGCCAAGGATCCAGAGGGGAACGATGTTCCTGATGGCCAGCCAGACTTTCCAGGGCGCGTGAGCTTCTACAAGCCAATCCGTACAGGTCAGAAAGACAACTTTTCAATCAATGGCGGCATCACGGCAACCATCAGCATCCCGCTGGACAGAAGTCACGTTCGCACCTGCCGTGCAGCAGCAGAAAAGCAAGTGGCGTTGCTCGATGCAAAGATTGCTGAGTCCAGAATGGTCTACGAGATCAAGAGAATTAAAAACTGCGCGGATCTCTTGAAGGACGGAATTGTTGTGCGCGGCGTTTACGCACAGATCTGCGCAGACGTATCACTGACCAATCCGCTTGGAGTCTTGCCGCCTCATACACATAAGATTATTTCCCCAAAGCCCGCCTCAGATCGCGAATGGCTTGATTCCGGTGACGCTGGATCACGCGCCGCTCCTGTAAGGATTCCAGTTTCTCCTTACGGCCAAGCTTCTGATTGATCTTCTTCACCACCTTTTTAGTCAGAGGCTTTGCCAGCTTTTGCAGCACTGACGCGATGGGCTTAGCAAATATGGCTGCAGTGGTCGCGAAAGCCGCTGTCAAGGCGACGGAAAAAGTAGGCCCAGCTGCAGGTACATAGTTGCTGACTACTTGGCCAATCGGCACAGGATCCCAAATCTTCACGCACTTGCCGTCTTGCAGCTCATAGCCAGCAAGCACTTTGTTTCCGAGCTTGTTGTAACTCCCAAGACTTTGTGAACCGTAAGGGGGGCACGGTGGATCTTTGGGCAAGCTTGAAGTGTCAGGGGCTGAACCTGACGTTGTGGATTGAGGGGTTTTAGCCGGAGCTGCCGACTCCGGCTTTTTTCTGTCTAGATCAAGTGGTGGTGGCTTTGCTGGGCCATACGTCAAAGTCCCTGGCGTGAAGTCCATAGCCGGAAACGATGGCATCGTTCCGTCGCAGACAACAAAATTGCCTCTGCTGTCGGTGTTATAGGCATCAGGGTTGCCTGGTTGTGCGTTGCGGGTCTCAACGCATCCAGGCATGTCAGCAATCGGCCAGCCAAGCAGTAGCGTTATTGGCGGCTCTTTTGGAATACTCTGAGGCGGCATTGATTGCCATGAAGGGATCTCTGGCACCGAGATCGCAGGCACACCTATCTCAGGAATTTCCGGCATGAAGTCAGAACGGTTTACAGCAGGACAGCTCTGGATTGAACGTAACCGCAGACGCGAAGGGCCGCCTGTTGTTTACACCGTAATGTCAGGCAAATCAGCCAAGCCGTTTACAGATACAAAGGCCATCCTCAAATGGGTCAAGTGGCCTAAAGGTACGCCCACTGGTGACGCCTTACGCGAATGGCTTGCGTCCTTTGAGCAGAAAGCTGAAGCACCCGCGCCAGAACTTGATATGGCAAAAATCAAGGCTGAAGGCTTCGGACCTGAAGCTCATGACGACGATCCAACCGCTAACACCAAAATGGTGACCTGATTTTTCCTGTGCTATAAATGGCATACGCAGGCCGACCACCGCCGAGTCCGGAGTCCGTTACTGCTCTTGAGAACCCCGTCCTAGGCGGGGTTTTCTTGTGTCAAGGCATCTTGAAAGGCACAGCTGGACCGGTAGTGGTTGGCAGCTCTGGCATCGCCGCATCAATTTCACCTGGAATCATCTCAGTGACATTGCCAGTGATGTCGCCCATCATGTCGGCGGCCATGTCGTCGATCATTCCTGGAATCCGAGCAAACGCAACGATTGACGCTCCAACAAGCGCTCCAGACATTACGAAGCCGAGAACGCCGAGAACGTTACAGACTTTTTGCATGGAAAACTCCTGATAAAACAAAAAGCCCCCGCGCTCTGCAAGAACGGAGGCTTTCTGCCGGTCTGTGTGAGAAACCTGAGTTAGTTATAGCTCAGAGTTGGAATTTGCCACCAACCTTCAGGTTGATAGAAGTGTCATCGTCATAAGAGACGAAGGACAGCTCGGTGTAGCCAGGGCCAAAGCCATAACCAGCCTTGCCGCTGAAGCCGTAGTCCACTTCACCAGTGTCAGGAATTTTGACCATAGGGCCAATCTGGGCATACGCACCACCACCTTCGACACCGATGTGAAGGTCTACGTCCATTCCGCCGACACCAGTGTCAAGGTTGCCACCGACGTTTGCCTCAGGGTTGAAATAGACAGGCGCGGAATGGGCAGGAGATGCCAGCGCAACTGCTGAAGCGGCGACACCACTCGCAAGAAGAACTTTGAGCATGGGAAAGAGGTTTAACGTTTTCCCTGGCCACGATACTTCTTCCTTCCGTGTGACGGTCGCGAATGTGATCCATTGCCCTGTCTGGTCTTTTTCGGCTTGCTAGGGACAAAATTTTGTCCGCTAAGTGACTTCGCCATCAGATCCCATCAGTTGAATCAAGGTTCTGATACTTCAGGGCCAAGCCTGTGAACAGGCCATGCTGAGGATGGCTGATTTGATCACGGCCATCTAAGAAATACAGCTCTTCAAGCCACAGCATTCGAGACTTTTGGGCCACGATGTCCGTTGCGCCATAGCTGGCGGAAATCATGGGATCAGGTCGCTGCATTGTCAGGATCGGCAGTCCACACGTTATAGCTGCTGCCTTCTATGTATTCCTGCAACGCTTGCACTCTGCCAAAGTCTGCATGAGGTGACGTGTCACCAACATCAGCAGTTGCTTCGATAGCAGTGACCATCGTTCCACACTCAGTGCGGATGGTTTGACGCCAAGTCTTCCAATCAGCGTTCATCGTGGTGCCACGCTCTTTGGCCTTG